GTCTATAGCAAATTTGTTTGTAGACCCCACATTATAGTAAGGATGATTAGATGGATTACCACCTACTACAGTTACAGTGTATGTTATTGTTGTAGCAGAATATCCACTTATTAATGTAGAAGCAGAGACACCAGTGACTGAAAGTAAAGATGTACCAGTTTCTGTGGTATTACCTACGGATCCAGTTAAGGCTGATTGCGTTACAAACGCTTTTGATTGAGGTGTAGTTGCCTCATCACCTAGACCAGAAACACCTTGAACACCAGTGACACTAAATGTGCATGTTCCTGTAATTGTGGGGGAACTAAGTTGACCTTGTGCTTCAAACCCGGTCGGTGTAAGAGTTTGTCCTACATCAGCAAATACACCACCACCCCATATATGTGCGCCCCAAGCATCACTACCCCATCCAGATAAAAATCCAGTTGTTGCTTCTAAACCAGTGACTCCAAAAGATATAGGTATTTTAGGTAATACGGTGCCAACAGAAGCGGTTGAACTAACACCTGTAGGTGTAATTATAAAAATACTACTGGCTGTTACTGTTCCAACAGCACCAGTAGCTTCTAAACCAGTCTCTATTACTAGAGATCCAGCAGTAGTTCCTTCATCTCCAACGGCTGTTGTACCAGCAACACCAGTAACAGCAAAAGAAGTGTTACCAATACCACCCCATCCAACGGCACCCCAAGTGCCTTGTCCCCAGCCGTTAGCCATAAGGATTTAACCTATGCTATACGGATAATAGCGTTTGAAGCGTCAGCAGTTGGAAACTGAATTGTAAACGTACCAGATGTTGATGTCTTATTAGATGTAAAATCTAATACACAAACAGCTTTGTTACTATCAGAGCTGTTATATATCAAAGCTCCCATCGCAGTAATTGTTGCTGTTGTAAAACTTAAATCTGCAAAATCTGTGAACGCGGTAGTACCAGATGTTGTTGGATCTACTCTTGTTAAACTTCCACCACCAGTTGCGTATGTTCCACTTGAGGCGACCTCACCAGTTGTGGTAAATGCAGTAGTTGTAGCTCCTAATGTTGCAGTTGTAGATGATTTACCACCACTACCTTCTGCATATAAAGCTAACTTAAAAGTGTCTCCACCAGAGTTTTTAAAATTGTGTACACCTTCTAATAACTCTTTTTTGAAGGAAGTACACATTGCTTGTGCTATAGCCATATTAGAGTCTCCTTATATATTCAGCCGTTTCCTTTTGACCACTTGATCTTAAGGCTTGGATTATAGTACCACGCTCTTCCTTTCTTGCCAAGAGAAGATAATGATATAACACTTTTTTGAGGTGCTCTCTAAATTGATTAGCTTGTTGTCTAATATGTGGAGGGGCTTGATCTGATATACTAACTATTTTGTCAACAGCTAAATCTGCTATTTGTTCATTCGTTAGACCACCTTTATCTGAAGTCATTACATTTACTGTTCCGGCCTGTGAAACTCCTACGTTAAACATTTTTATTCTCCTCATAAGTTATTCCGGGTATGTCTTCTCTGCCAATTAAATTTGGCGTTGCATCTAAAGGCTCTGGTGGTTCTAATTTAGATTTTTTAGTAATCAACATTTCACCCTGTGAAGTCGTAGAAATCAAAGGATCATCTAATCTGTGGTACCCGTATAATTTTTGATCGTCTGAAACATTGGTGTCTAACAAAGAAGAACTGTTTGCTATGTGCAGTTTTATTCCTTTTGACACTGCTATAGCTAACCAAAACTCACAACAAGCTCTACCCGCCTCCGCAAAATTAATCGCTTTATGTGTAAAGTCTATGCCATATAAGTGTAAATCAGTGACTTCTTCTGCTATAGCATAAGCCAGTGCATAAGCAACAGTGTTGTTTAAATACGCATATTTAGTTTTTTGCAACACTTCTTTTAGTGGATATTCAACAACATCTGGACATCTCTCATCTAAGGTGCAAGAAAAAATAGGAACATTTATTTTTGTTTTTAACCTCTCTGCCATTATATTAGTCTGTTTTCCCGCATTAGGTGTATCTAAAAACCTTGAGGGTGGATCCATCATGAAACATTTATCATGGTATATAACACCAGACATGGCATTTATTGCCCAAACTTCATTAAAGGTTTCGCTTCTAATTTTAGCTAATATATATTCTGAAAAACTATTGCCGAGACCGACTATAGCCACACTTTTATTTTCCATATAAGATATGTAGTACTTTATCTTATAAGTGTCAAGACTTTGGTATTCTTACTAGACCTGTCCTAAAAGCGTCTGTGTTTTCTTGACCTTCGCCGTAAACTTTTAACCTGCTTATAGCCTCACTATACCTTGCCATGTAAAGCTGTATTAATTCAGTTTCGCCTTTCATAAATGTATAAGCTTCAACTAAACACGCATATAGTAAAGCATCAGGAGCATTAGTGCTAATCCAAGTGCTGCCTGAGTCATCTGTTGTAAGCGATGCTGGTCTATAAAAATAATGTAATTCTACTGCATAGCTTGAATCTGGAGTCGGAGCTACGATAAAATTATCAACATCAAAAGATGAATAAAATCTTGGAGTACCTGTGGTTGTAGGATTTGGTGTAAACTCTTGTATAAAGTTAACATCTTTTTGTAAAAGAAAAATATTAGCACTGTCTTTTACAAAAGATAGTGAAAAACTTGCAAGATAATCGGAGGGTTTTTGTAAAAATTTATTACTGGCTGTCATTGTTCCAGTAACATTTTTCCTAAAATAATCTAAGTCAACAGATTTAAGTATACGTTCTTCCGCGTTTTTTATAAAAAAATCTAACTCATTGACAAAAGTTGATTCGTCATTTTCTGTCCAATCTTGTATAGATTGTTTTAATGTTGTTAATGTAAAACTCATGCTACACTCACTGTTACCGTACCAATACTAACCGTAACCTCAAAACTTTCAAGTTTTTTTGGTATGTGACCATCGTTGTATGTAGGCTTATCTATTGGATTTGTTGTAAATACCAAGAAGTTTACAGGAATTGTAGGACTATCCGGCCTTGCATTTCTTATGGCTTGACCATCAACAGGAACTTTAAAAGGACCTAATTGCGGGTGCTTTCGTTCAAATTCATCTGGTCCAACCAAAGACCCATTCCACTCAAGCTTCATATCTCTCAGTCTATACTCCATGCCCGATCTATCTGATATACCTTTTGCAAATTTACCTGAAGCAAACCTACCCATCAATTACTCCTGAAGTACTGATATTCTGGTGTAACTGTAAAGCTAGATCTATCTCTATCCTCACCCATAGCTCTTTCAAACTCTTCTTCATAAATAACTTTAAGCATTTGTGTCAGCTGTGGGTTTTTCTTCATCGATAAGTAATAAGCTAGACCAGCCGTTAAACACGGATAAAAGCGAAAGGGGACTTCTAATGTGTTAACAGCTGTGTCCGCATCCTGTATCCTTGTTAAAGCATCGTAAACAATAACATCTGTGCTGTTTTCTGGTGCAGGCCATATTTTTAAGTTTGGTGTTATTTGTCTATCAAGAAAAAACTGTGTAGTTCTGCCAGTTGAAGTTTTGTTTGGTATGGCTAAATAACTGTCTCTACTAATTCTGCTTAAACTGAAATCAGTGCCGCTTCTTCGTACAACAGCTGATAATATATCTATTACATCCGTGCCAAGAGAGTAATCAGTATCATCTGCCGTGACAGTTTGTGTACGTTGTTCTATAGTCCATTGATTTAAACCTCTGTTGGCCCACTCAGCTAACATTAAATTCATAGACCTTTTTGCGGTTTTTAAATCATAACCTGTTCTGACTTCTAAACCGCATCGTTCAAACGCCTCTTCTATGTAATCCGCGACATCTAATTCAAAATTAGTGGAGCTTGAGGTTGCCATGTCTAATCCTTATATAAGTTATCAAATGTTACACTTGGGTCCATATAACTATTATCACATTCTGCATTGTGCATCCACTGACTAGGTTTAAAATCAGGCGCTCCCTCTCCAGTTTCCCACAAGGCAGGGCTTGTTGCACGAACCCTGTTATTAGGTAATGCTACTATATTTCCTGTCCATTTACCAGCCTCTGTTAATTCTATCACATGACTTTGTTTGTGTTGAGCCGGATCGTCAGCAATATCAGATTCTGTATAGTCTACAGTGAACAAATACTTACCTGTATAAAACTTGCCATCTATCTTACATTTCCAAGGACTTGAGCTTGTTCTATCAAACTTTATAATCGAATGATGATGTGAGCTACAATCCCAAGGTTGCACCAAATGAACGGGCATAGGCTCCGGCCATTTGTCTAGTGGAGTGTCTGCAACGAGTGCTGTAATTGGCATCCTAGCCCACATAGCTCCACCATGAACATTTGTACTATCATCAAAATCAGACTCACAACCAGTAAATATCATCTGAAAACTCAAACATCTATCAGGCACAGTAGTGACTGCAATCGCCATAGCGTGCAAATAATCACCATGATATTTTTCGTGGTTATGAGTATACTCTCTTCGCACCCAACACTTGAAGTGCGGAATATTACTTTGTAAATAGGGCATTAGCTAGGCCCTACCGCCTCTTTTCATTTTTTTGATTGCTCCGCCTTTTGCAAAGCCCTTCTTTTTCATACCAGCCATTCCGCCGCCCATCATCTTTTTGACAGGGCCGCCCTTAGCATAGCCTTTCTTTTTCATACCGGCTGCACCGCCACTTCTCATTTTAGAAAAGCCTTTTTTCTTCATCCCGGCTACGCCGCCTGCTTGCATTTTTGAATAGCCTTTTTTCTTCATGTTTTTTTTCTTTTTTGAATGTGCTGGCATTTTAATCTCCTTTTTATGCGCTTACTGCTCCTTTAGTTTTTTTTCTTCTATTTGCCATGACAACGCCACAACCTCTTGCTACGACCGTCCCAGAGCCTGTTTTACCCTTAAAAGGACGTTTAGCCTTTGTTTCTGGAACACGACCACCACTGCTCATTTTTGTAACTTTTGCGGCTGGTGTGTTTCCAACCACAGTCTTGCCCTTTGCACCTGCTTTTTTCTTTTTCCTAGCAGTAGAGGCTCGCTGTGCTTGTGTTAAACTATTTGCTTTTGCTCTAGGTAAACATCTGTCAGGATTCTTTTTATCCTTTGATGTCCCACATTTTCCCTTGATTTTCCCATCAGTTCCTATGCGAACCCAATCTTGTTTTACCCAGTCTTTAAGAGCGCCCATTATTTTTTACCTTTTGCACCTTTAGCATAGTTTGGATCTTTACAATATTTTGATGCTGCCATGTTTGCATAAGCTGATGGATATGTATCAAAAGTTCTCTTAGCCCAAGCTTTACCAGCTGGACAAATTTTACTGCCCTTACTCTTAGCCGCTCCACCCTTTTTAAAATATGTGACCTTTGGCTTAGATGGTTTGGGTCCAGTTCTAACTGCTGATCTCATGCTTGCCTCGCTTTCCTTATTTGTTCTTTACCTTTTTTAAATATACTAGCCACTTGTGTTTTACCCATAACTTTGGCTCCTTTTCTTA